AAACTGCCCGAGATGCAGGTCATCACGGACGCCAAGGAGCTCGAGAAACACACCTACATCAAGACCAGAAACCCGGCCGTTTTCCCGAAGAAGGAGCGGCTCGGTCTGGCACAGAGGATGATGAACGAGGCCAGCGACCTCGTCGCCGATCTGATGGAGGCCAACGATCTGCTCCTGACGGATCCCGAGGAGCGTGAGCTCAGGTATCGCGCGCAGCGGTCGGCGCTTCGCAACTGCCGAAAGCTGATCCACCACATCGAGCTCGCGCATGAGATCCTCAGCGGCTTCGGCGATGACGCCTTTGCATACTGGGCGAAGATGGCGGCCGGCGTGAAGAACCAGACCGCCAAATGGTACAAAACCGATAAAGAGAGGGCCGCCAAGCTGGACGCGCAGAAGCGTCACCAGTGAGGCGGCCCTCGGGGTATGCCTTGTTTTTTCGTGCCGGCTCGGCAAACAACGCCCGCAACGTCAACACCGATGGCACTCTGAACAGGAACAACGCCTACAACGGCAACAACGGCCTGCGCCCCGCTTCGATGGATCGCCCGACTTATTAACCGCCCGGAGACGGACGGCGAACACTGTGCCCCATCATCCAAGGAAGGCATATCCCTCCCGCAGCCGCGGCCGTCTGACCGGCCCGGTCATGGGTAAACACAAGACCGCCGATGCCCCCGGCGGCGCACGCAAAGCGTGGCCGGAGCTATACACGGCGGGGAGACTTTTCAATGGAGAATATCGTAAACAGCACCATCGCGCTCTACAAAGCATACCGCAAAACCCGCTGCGGAAAGCGCGACAACCCGACCGCCATGCGCTACCGCATGGAGGCCATCGAGCGCACCGTCGCCCTCTCTGAGAGGCTCCAGCGGCGCGACTATTCCTTCGGGCCCTACTACCCCTTCAAGGTGTACGAGCCCAAGGAGCGGCTCGTCCTCGCCATCGACTTCGAGGGCAAAGTCGTCCAGCACTCGCTCTGCGACAACGTCCTCGAGCCGGCGTTCTCCCGGCGCTTCATCCGGGACAACTACGCCGGCCAGATCGGCAAAGGCACCCACGACGGCCTCGACCGTCTGGCTGCGGCCATGCGCCACTATTTCTTCAGCCGAAAGGCAGCGGACGAAGCAGCCCGCAAGGCTGCCGGCCTGCCGCCTCGGCCGATGAACGAGTGGGACTACGCCGACGGCTGGGTACTGAAGGGCGATTTTTCAAAGTTCTTTTACACCCTGCTCCATTCCTACTGTTACGAAACGGCCCGCCGGGCCCTGAAGTGGCTGAAGGATCCCGAGCTGATCGACTTCGCCGAGTGGCTGCTGTGGCTCATAATCGACAGCACGCCAGACCCCGGCATCCCGATCGGCAACCAGTCGAGCCAACTGCTCGCGCTGCTCTATCTGGACGCCTTCGATCACTGGCTGCGGGATGACCGCGGCCTCGTATATGGCAGGTATATGGACGACTTTTACATCATCCACAGCGACAAGCTGCTGCTCCGGCAGATACTCAAGGAGATCGAGGCGTACATCAAGCCGCTCGGCCTTCGGCTGAACGGCAAGACGCAGATCCTCCCGCTGAAGAACGGCATCGACTTCCTCGGCTTCCACACATACCTCACACAGACCGGCAAGGTCGTGAGGAAAGTGCGGGCCAAGAGCATCGACAACATGAAGCGCAAGATCCGCAAGTTTCGCGGACTGGTGGACTCCGGCAAGATCACCCTCGACAGCGTCGTGCAATCCTACGCGAGCTGGACGGGCCACATCTCACACGGCAACACCTACCACCTGCGGCAGAACATGGACGCCTATTTCTTCAGCTATTTCCCGGAGCTCAAACCATCACCGAAAGGAGACACAACTCATGGCCCAAAAACTGAGCAACCTCGCAAACAAGTCGAAGGTCAAGTTCGGCAGCCTGTACGGCAGCCCGATCGTCTGGATCGTGGCCGATAAGAACCACGCAGGCTACCCCTCCAACAGCGTCACCCTCGTGACCAACCAGATCATCAAGATGCTGTGCTTCGACGCGACAGAGCCGAGCAATGGCAACAGCGACCGCCGCAACTACGGCAACAACCGCTACATCTACTCGAACCTGCGCCAGTGGCTCAACAGCCCCGCGGCTGCCGGCCAGTGGTACACCGCACAGCACTCCGCAGACCAGACGCCGGACTCCTCCCACGTCTGGAACGGAGTCAACCCGTACAGTGGCCTCGCCGGTTTTCTGAACGCCTTCACCGCCAACGAGCGGGCAGCTCTGCTGAACACCACCATCACGGTCGGCAAGAGCTCCACGGACGGCGGCGGGACGGAGACCTGCACGGACAAGATCTTCCCCCTGTCCTGCACGGAGGTCGGCCTGAGCGGCGACCACGTCTGCGGCAGCAAGCTGGCGATCTTCAGCGACAACAACAGCCGCATCGCAACCGTGACGGCCTCCTGCGTCGCAAACTCCAACTATTCTGGCAATCCGTCCTCTGGTGCCGCATGGTACTACTGGCTGCGGGACGCCTATGCCGGCTCGGCCAACCGCGCCCGCTGCGTCGACTCCGATGGCGCGCTGGACTGGAGCCGCGCCTACTACGGCAACCACGGCCTGCGCCCCGCTTGTAATCTGTCCTCTGATCTCCTGATCTCCGACTCCGTTGACTCGGATGGATGCTATACAGTGATCTACAATCAGGCGCCTACAGCGCCGTCGTCCATCACTGTCCCGAGCGAAGTGCTCGGCGGCGAAAACCTGAGCATCTCGTGGGCGGCCTCCACCGACCCCGACGGCAACCTGTCCGGCTACGTTCTGGAGCGCAAGGTCGGGAGCGGCACATGGGCGCAGGTCTACAAGGGATCCGCGCGCACCTACACCGACACCATCACCTACGGATGGACGAGTGTGCAGTACCGCGTCAAGGCATACGACGCAGCCGGCGCGGAGAGCGCATACACCACCAGCGCCACCCGCACCGTCACCAATAACCGGCCGCCCGTCATCAGCGGCACGGACGGCGCCCTCGGCAGCTTCAGCACGGCGGCCCCGTCCTACGAGTACACCGTCACCGACGCCGACGGCCATCAGGTCGACGTCGTGGAGATGCTGGACGGCGTGACGCTGCGCAGCTACACCGTGACTCTCGGCCAGACCAACACGCTGACGATCGGCGCCGAGGCGTGGCTGAAGGTCGTGAACGGCAGCCACACCCTGAAGATCGTGGCGACCGACGCCAAGGACGCCAGCGTCACCCGCACGCTGACCTTCACCAAGGCCGTCACGTCCGTCGAGTTCGAGCAGACCCTCGCTATGGAGGCCGACGCCATGCCGACCAAGGCCCTCGTCAACATTCAGGGCAATTTCCCGGCCGGCTGCACGCTTCAGGTCTGGATCTGCAACAACGGCAACGACGCGAGCCCGACGTGGGAGGACATCACGCAGAAGGCCAGAACCGGCCAGAAGCACTACTTCACAAACAAGACCAAGACGGCCGCAGCGTGGGGCGTCAAGGTCAAGGCCAAGCTGCTCCGCGGCTCTGCTACGGAGACCTGCTACATCCAGTCGATCGGAGGTAACTTTGCATGATTAAGCACAGACCTGACAGCATCAAAGAGCTGAACGACAAACAGGCCGCAGAGGCCGAGAAGGACAAGACCATCGCCGAACAGGCTGACACCATCGAGCTGCTGAAGGGCTGCATCATGGAGCTGGCCGACGTGGTCTATGGCGACGGAGAGGAGGACACCACAGCATGAGCAAGATCGTCGAGCTGTACGTCAAGGAGCTGACCCGCGAAGGCTCCACCATGACCATCAACGACGTCCCGAAGAAACTGCGCAAGCAGGTCGAGGACGCCATCGCTGCCCTCGAGGCAGCCGCAAACGCCGGCACCGCGAAGGAAGGGGCGACCGAATGATCGCCCGGGCCCTCGCGTGGCTATTATTAAAAATTGCAGGAAAGGAGGAGCGTGAAATGCTGGTACGTCTGTATGCAGGCGAGATCATCATGGGCCGCATCACCGAGGACGACGTCCCCGCGAAGCTGAAGGCCCGCGTGCACAAGTATCTCGTCGACATGGGCTACTTCGACGACGTCGAGGAGTAAGCCCAAACAACAAGGAGGGCCGCGTCCTGCGGCCCTCCGGCTTTTATGAGGTGACACAATGATCGAAATCAACATCGGCGCGCTCGTCGTCCTGCTGGGGATCCCGACGGCCGTGACCGGCTTCTGCTTCTGGATGCTCGAGCACAGGATCCAGAAGCGCGAGAAGCAAAAGGAGGCCGAGGAGGCCAAAAAACAGCAAGAGGCAGCGGCCCGAGAGCGTGCCCGTGAAGATCTCCAGATCATCACCATTCAGGGCACGTCGGCAGCCATCGCCCTCGGCGAGGCGACGGCCCGGGCCATGCAGCGCATCCCTGACGCGCATTGCAACGGGGATATGCACGCGGCCCTCGACTACGCTGCCAAAATCAAACACGCGCAGAAGGACTTCCTCACCAGTCAGGGGATCCACGCGATCATCGACTAAGGAGGTGAGCAGCATGGCCGCAAAGAAGCGCCGGCGCAAGCGGAAAAAGAAGATCGAGGCGAGCAAGAAGCTCGCATACTGGGCGGCCATCGTGGCAAGCCTCAGCGCAGCCACGTCCTACCTGCTCTCAGCCTTCGGGCGCGACCCGGTCAGCGAAGTGACCGGCACGATCTTCACCGCCTGCGTCGGCTATCTAATCACATACGCCGGCAAGAGCCTCGGCGAGAAAATCAGCCGAAACCGCCACAGGCTCGACGCCGACGGCAAACCGCTCCCGGATCCGTCCGGGGACACTCTCAACAATGAGGAGGCAAAAGGATGAACACCATCGACATCACCCCTATCGTCAACGCAGCCATCGCCCTGATCGGCACCGGCGTGAGCGTTTTCCTGATCCCGTGGCTCAAGAGCCAGACCACCGAGGCACAGCGCAAGGAGCTGACCGCGTGGGTAAAGATCGGCGTCGCTGCCGCTGAGCAGCTCTACAAGGGCGCCGGCCGCGGCGAGGAGAAGAAGCAGTACGTCATCGACTTCCTGAAGCAGAAGGGCTTCAAGGTCGACGAGGAGAGCGTCATCAACGCGATCGAGGCAGCAGTCAAGCAGCTCAACACCGAGGGCCTGACTATCGAATGACGGAGAGGGGCGGGCTCCGGCCCGCCCTTTTTCTTTTTGCAAAGGAGGCAAACCCATGAAAAACCAGAACACCGACGACATCAAGCTGAAGCCCGGCGAGACCGTCACCGACGAGACCCTCGACGAGCTGACCGGCGGGAAAGGAGACGACAATGAGTAACAGCTCTCTGGTGGTCTACACCAAGCTCAGCCCGAACCACTCGGGCAAGCGCACCAAGAAGATCGACACCATCACGATCCACTGTATGGCCGGCAACTGCTCCGTCGAGACCTGCGGCAACCTGTTCGCCAACTCTGCGCGGCAGGCGTCCAGCAACTACGGCATCGGCACCGACGGCCGGATCGCCCTGTACGTCGACGAGGCAAACCGCTCGTGGTGCACCTCGTCCAACGCCAACGACCAGCGGGCCGTCACCATCGAAGTCGCCAACAACGGCGGCGCGCCTGACTGGCCTGTCTCCGCGAAGGCATACGCCGCGCTGCTGGATCTCGTGACCGACATCTGCAAGCGCAACGGCATCAAGCGCCTCGTCTGGTCGACCAGCAAAAACGACCGCGTGAACCACCTGAACGGCTGCAACATGACCGTGCACAGGGACTACGCGAATAAGAGCTGCCCGGGCGACTACCTCTACAACCGCCACGGCCAGATCGCGGCCGAGGTCAACAAGCGCCTCGGCATCACGGACGCAGGCGGCAGCACTGGCGGCCAGACCTCCGGCAGCACCGAGACCGGCCTGAAGGTCGGCGACGTGGTCGACTTCAAGGGCACGCAGCACTACACCAGCGCAGCGGCCAAGGACGCCAAGACCTGCAAGCCCGGCAAGGCCACCATCACGGCCATCGCGGCCGGCAAGGCGCACCCGTACCACCTGAAGGCGGTCAGCGGCGGCGGCTCCACCGTTTACGGCTGGGTAAACGCTGCGGACATCTCGACCGGCAGCACTGGCACGGCCACGAGCTACCGCGTGCGGACGACGGCCGACGTGCTGAACATCCGCAAGGGCCCCGGCACCAACTACGGCGTCGCCGGCCAGATCAAGGGCAAGGGCATCTACACCATCGTCGCCGAAGCCGAAGGGCCCGGCGCGACCAAGTGGGGCAAGCTCAAGAGCGGCGCGGGCTGGATCTCTCTGGACTACGTCACGAAGCTCTAAAACCGCATAGAAAAGCAGAAGCCCGCCCGGAGATCCCGGGCGGGCTTTTTTCTGTTATGTGGGGCTTTACTCCTCGACGTCAGGATCCGGCGCTTCGCCGGCAGCGGCAAGCTCGGCCTCTGTGGGCTGGAACCGCAGCACGCGGCCCTCGGAGTCATAGAAACCGCCGAGCGCGATGGTGAAAATATCGACCAGCCAGCCGATCCCGCAGGCCCCGGCCGTCAGCAGCCAGATGACGCCTGTGCCGGTTTTCCCGACATAGAACCGATGGACACCGAAGAAGCCGAGGAATATGCACAGCAGCAGCGCCACCGTTTTGCTTTTCGGAGACGTCGGCCGCTGCGCTGCGGGGATGCTGACCGCGCCCTGCTGTGCGCCGGACTTCCCGCCGGAGCTCGTCGTATATGACAGGCCCGTCCCGGGGATCCCGACGGTCGTGTGGCTTTTCCCCGTCGTGCTGACCGTGTGCTTCAGGCCCTTCGGGCCGAAGCTGATGCTCGCGCTCTTTTTGTTCAGGTTTACCCGGACACCCGGGGCCACCTTAAAGCTGCGTCTAAACCTTGTACCCATGCTTTTCCCTCCTATGTGCGCTTTTTAGCGTTTAGTCATCTTTGGCATAATATTACCATGCCAAAACTGGTAAAGTCAATATTGCATAGTCATCTTTAGCGTAAAGGGAGGCGAGGGCTGCGAAGATATACAAACCAGACGGCAGGTGCAACATCTCCGGGGAGAGAGTCAGAGAGGAGCGGCTGCGGGCTAATCTATCACAGGAACAGCTCGCCTACAAGCTCCAGATCATCGGGCTGGACGTCACGCAGAAGGTCATCAGCAGGATCGAGAACGGCAGCCGAGTCGTCGCTGACTACGAGCTGGACTATCTGGCGACCGCTCTCGGCACCACCATCAACCACCTGCTCGGGAAAGAATGAGAAAACCGCACGGCAGCGACGCCGTGCGGCTTTTTTTCGTGGAAAATCGCGGGAAAATGTTGAAAAACTGCCGAATTATGCTTGACATTATAGAGCAAATGCTCTATAATATAATCACAGGCAAGGGATAGCCGAGTACAGAAAGAAAGGAGAACAAAACCGCGGAAAGGAGGCAAAGCCGTGGATGCTGAGCAGATGAAAAAACTGCTCGAGCTGCTGGAACAGGCTCTAAAGTGTGAACAGGTTGCCACCATTACGATCACAATAAAGCCGAACCAAAAGCCCAAGCAGTAA